CCGCCTTAACGCTCAATCTGATCGCTCTTAGAGCAAATAAAAAGCACGCTGCCGATAAGCAGCGCGCAATTTCAAAAAATCACATATAAAACCATACCGCCCAGCTTCAAACTGGGCGGCGGCAAATCATAATTGTGATATATCAATACCGGTCGAAGAGTTGCCGATGTAAACAAGACCGTTCCAATCTATCTTGAAAGCATCTGAGCGGTTGTCATTGTCGGTACCGTTGCCAATGATAAGTGCATAAGTGTTATTACTATCAACTACATTGTACTTACCGAGCACAACCTGATTTGCACTTGCGGCGATTGTCCCTTCACCCATAGTCGTTGCCTGGGCTCCGCTTGCGGTCGTGTTAAGTCCCGTAGCACTTGCCTGCACTGCTCCGGCTGTGTTGCCGTAGCCCTGAGCGTGTGCATTTTCGGCATTTGCTGAAATGGTGTTGCCCTCGCCCTCAACGTGCGAGTTGAAAGCGTTAGCTGAGATAATATTATGGTATCCTTCTGCGTGGGCTCTCTGTGCTCGTGCTATGCGGTTGCCCTCGCCCTCGGCGTGAGCTTCAAACGATCCTGAATTTTGAACCGCAGAATCACCAGTAATAACATTATCATAGCCCTCAACATGAGCTCTATGTGAAGCTAACAGGATCTTATTGCTGTCACCCTCAAGGTGTGCGGCCTGGGAATTGTTGCAAATATTACCGCTGCCCTCAAGATGTGAGAAAGTAGCGTTAGGGTCCTGGATCATATTGTTATTGCCCTCAACGTGTGACTTTTCAGCAACGCATATATTACCGTATCCCTCAACGTGTGAATAATTTCCGATTGCTCCGTAGCTGCTGTCATTATTCCAGCCCTCGCAATGAGAGTAAGCACCGATTGCGTTGCTGCCGTTCTCAGCGTGCGAGTAAGCGCCGGAAGCTGTACTGTTGTAACCTTCAGCGTGTGAAGCAAGACCGCTTGCAGTCGTGTGCTCTCCCTCTGCATGAGCTGATACACCAGAAGCAGTATTATTATCGCCCTCAGCATGACCGTTAGCAGCGCTTATGACATTACTTGCGCCCTCAGCGTGACCATTGGCAGCTGATACTATATTTTGCTGACCTTCGGCATGACCGTTATTTGAGGTAATAACATTAGCAGTTCCCTCAGCGTGCGAGCACTGAGAAAGTGCTTTATTTGTGAGGCCCTCAGCGTGTGAGAAACTGCCGGCTGCTTCGTTTCTGCCGCTTTCATAAGAATTAAAAATCTCGGCGCCGGTGCCGGCAGTATAATCTACATTGTCGTATGTATAGACAGTTCCCGGCTCGATCGTTTCACCTACTCCTGATTTGATATTATTGATAAGCTCAAGCACATATTCTTTGAACTCGTTGAACTCCGGTATTGTAACATAGTTTTCGAGCTCAGTGTTTACCATTTCATAGAATTCAGTAAGGCCGAGGCTCATTGAATTTACATAGTCGATGATACGATTAAGCTTTACGGAAAAAGCACAGAGCTGCTCGTAGTAGCTCAGCGAGTTATCAAATACCAAAGGTATTATCTTAGCGCTGCAAAAATGCAGCGGTTTTAAAAATCTCGGTTTCATTTTTTATAACCTCCTTTTTTGATTGAATGAAATGAAATTACCTTTTTATTGGTTCAATGCTTTTGTTGAAAATATAATTTTATTGGTTAAGTGATTTGCTTTTTATCATAATTAGAAACGATTTTCCGTAGGCTTCTGAAATTTACATAGTTAGCAATATACTTTTTGAACCAATTATAGGTATTTGTACACTTAGTCCAGCCTATATAAGTCAGCATTTGCCTTGCATCGTGTACGGTTGCACGTTTCTTATTATGTATTCGCCTCGCCTTTCTCATCGCTTTTAATGCTATTTTGCGGCGCAAAGCGTTTCCCTCTTTGCCTGCGGCAAATTCACCCTTTCAGGCAAGTGGTTTACAAGAAAGCGCAGCGGCATAATACCAACGCGCAGCCGAGGGCGCATAGCTCAGAAGGAAACAGAACGCACCCGCATTAGAGCCAGTGCCAGCACCACCGCCAACCAGCAAGTATTTTGTTCCCGAATCATAGTAATATTTATCTTGATAATATGTTGAACTTGCATTTGAATTAACTGTGTTAACCATATAACCGAACTGGTCGAACTTCATTTTTTGAATATAATCACTCGTAGTGCATACACTGCCGTTAGAGATATAACCGCTGCCGTCCTCATTATAGCCAGTAGTTGTTGAACCGTCTTTCGTTCCCCAAGTGAGTTTGACTTTAAAAGTTCCGCTTGCGTTTATACAGCCTGCCGTTCTTCTGTATACAAGTCCCCACCAATTTTCAATACCAAATACTTTAACAGCAGTTGACTGCCCTGAAATATCACCATAGAACAACCCTCTTGTGTTAAGTGAACCTGTGACATATGCATCTTTTGCGGTTTGTGAACCTGTCACAATACCCTGCCCAAACTTGCCTTGTGAATTGAGGGATTTGCTCATAAGTACAAGGAGGGCATTGATAAGAAGTCTATCACACCACTGGTCGATGTACCACATCTGCTTGCCGGTCGGATTGTTAGCTTGCGCTCTTGTAGTCTCCTGAGTAGCAGTTATGCCTCCGTTGCCTGATGATGAATTAAGTGTAACCCCTGAAAGAGAACGGAGTTTTGACGTTCCAGTACCGTTATAGATTGCCATATAGAAGTGGTCTATCTCATTATTGTTGGCATCTATATTGCACCAACAGTGATAGTCGCTATCAACCTGTGTATTGCTAACGTAGAAATATCCGTCACCAGTGTTAGTACCTCCAGCAAATTTATACCATATCTTTGGGAATTCCATCATTGCATTTCCGTCATAGTTTGAATTGGCAATATCAGAAGCCGTTCCATCTGCTTTTTTGCCGTAATCATTCACGTCAAGGTAGTAATCTACTGTACCGTCAGATTTTAGCATACACGGTTTCGGCATAAAGAAAGCATTTTCCCAAGAGCCATAATTAAATGTTGAATCTCCCATTGATGCAGGTGTCATCCCAACAGCATCTTCAAGGTATGTTACCGCATTGTCTGAATCTGAAACAGAGGAATCAATAAAGAATCCGTATGTAACCGAGGGAGGTGCAGGAGCAAGATTAACAGGAAAGTCTGCATAAGAGGTTACTGCAACAGTTCTTGTTATTGTGGTTTCGTCAATTACGGTACTTATATCCCAAGTAGAGCCAACAGAAGCATATTGTACAACCGTAGCTCCTGCGAGATATGCAACCGTCTTTGTTATAGTACCGTTCGTGATAGTTATTGTGCAATCATCAGATGCGGTAATACTGATTGTCGCAAATGTGTTTTCTGTTGCCGAAAAGTCAGTAACAGTGACCGTTGTACTGTCAGAAGTAGCACCGTCATATACTGCCGTGACTGTGTATGTGCCAGCAGTAACACCAGTGAATGTTGCTATACCGTTACTATCCGCTGTTGCAGTATAAGTTGTACCAGTTTTTTCAAGTGTTACAACAGCATTGGCAATGGTTGTGACCGTTACTTCGTGACCGCCTGTTACTGTGACGATAGTCGCAATATCAGCAGCAAAATCTTCCATTCCGTCACCTTGACTTACAGTTCCACCCTTTGCGGTGATAGCGTTTCCTATGGCTGTCTTAGCGTTCTGTAATCTTGTAAGATTCTCAGCTATTGTGTGTTCAGGCATTTACAGCACCTCCTCTAACACGGAGTTAATGTCACCGATTGTCTGCTGAATTGATGAAATATTGTTTTTATTCGTTGTGATCTGCTCAACGTCTGTTACTGTAATGCCTGAGTTCATAGCTTCAAGCTGTGTTTCAGTCGGTGTAAATCCACCGCCGCTGCCGCCAGCAATAGCAGCACCAAACATAGCATCAAACATAGTATCGCTCATATCACTCACCGTCCTTTTGATTTATCCAAACGCCGGCGCTGCTCAGACCGTAAAAGGTCTTATCTGATATGCTCCAGGCGCGGGAACCGAATGTAAATTCAATGTTATTATAGTTTGTTGTAAGCTCTGAGGCTTCATCGACTATAATATCAACTCTCGCTTTGGTAATGCCGAGCGGAGTGATCTCCTCGGGTTCCTGAGTTATAAATTTCAGCATGGTTATTCCTCCTTATTTTTCGGTAACGTCCCACACAGGGACTTCCTCGATTGCTGCCCTTGCTTCAAGTATCGCAAGATACTTCTCCATAGCTTCGAGCTGCAATTTGTATATGCTCTTTGGGCAGCGCGGAACAAAGCTCAGGTTGTTCCAGTTGTCATACATCTTTTTCAGCTTCTTGTACCTGATGATAAGTTGCTGATGTTCTGCCCTAAAGCGCTCCTTGTAGTCCTCGGACTGCATCAGTTCGATAGTATCTTTCAGTTCCATTTTTTGTATCCTCCTTTAAAAAATCATCATAAAGAGATCTTCAAGCTCTTTGATTATCATCATATCGATATTTAAAAACGTGCGGCGGTATTCCTCCAGGAGCTGCGCAGGTCCTTTTGACTTGCCATAACCGAAGTAATGCCGGGTTATTACATCGTTAACAGTGCCGTTTGTTGTCTGGGTACTGCTGCCGCTGCCGGTCTTTGTGTCGGTGTACTCGCTCCCTGTTGAAGTGCTGCCAGTCGCGGTGCCGCTCGATGTATCGTGAGACTTTGCGGCGCTGCTCGCATACTCGTTATTTTGTATGGTGGTTGTATTTAAAAGCGCCTGTGGAGTATCTGAATTAACTGTTAAGCTGTCACCGGTCGAGCTCGTTGTATCACTTGAGGAGCTGCTGCCGGTACTTGTCCCAGTAGTAGTTACCGTGTCAGAAGCGTGGCCCTCAACACTCTCATGATCTGCTCGCTGCCTTGTCTCTTCGGTAGTTTCGTCGAAGTCTCTCAGAGGGTTGAACTCGAGTTGCTCGCTGAGATACAATTTGTTGTAATAGGGCATGATCTCACGCATTTTAGTATTTAACTGGAACTTGAAAAGCCCTGCGGTTTCAAAGCCTATCTCACAAAAATAATAGTGATCTATTATTTTCTTATTCAGCACTGCTCGGTATTCCTCATCAAATATCGGGTAATCATTAAGGCCGATATCAAAACCGTTCTCAATCAGTCTCCTCAGCTCCGTTGTATAAACTGCCATTGTCCGCACCTCCTAACCTCTTTATAATTTCCTGATAGGATCTTTGCCTTACAGAAATATCACGACCGGGCCAGAGCCTGTTGAACTTCTCAGCTGCAAGCTCTCTTGTCAGTAACATAGTCTGAGCGCTTAGATCTATCATCTGATTGTTAGCATCGACCTCGCCGGTTAAGAGCCTCTCTTTCTTTTCGGTCATGACATTATTGATACCGAGGAAGCTGAGTGCCTCGCTCCAGACGTTCCGCTTGTACTCTTCGAGCTTATCAGCTACAAAAGGTGCATCAGTGCGCAGTACCTTAATATCATCAATATCAAGGCCTTTTTTGCCGTATATCACCGGCTCATTGCCGTCATACTTCATGTAAATATTTTTCATCGTGAGGCGCTGCTTTTCATCGCACAGGATGATAACCGGAGTTTTTTGAGCCTTAATGTTTACATCAATAGTTCTCTCTGCTTCGTAAAGTCGCTGAGCAAAAAGCTGTATAGTTGCATCTGTCGGCAGCGCTTCAAGGTTGTTACGCACATAAACCATATCATCAAGCGGGAAGTCTGCATCATATCCAGTGCTGTAACAGTGATACTCTGTTGCCTCTCCATAGATGTTAAGGCTCTCAGAGGGCGTACACTTTGTGTTGATGATACCTAAATTCTCATCGCTTACAATGGCTGCCTTGCCGTACCAGTAAAGGCACTGCTCTAAAAATCGCTCGTTCATGCTTTCCGGCAGATTTTCCCACTCAAAGAGCGAGAGCGCCAGGAGTCGCAGCCGCTTATAATAATCTGAAAAGACTGCCATATTTAAAGCTGCCGCCTCTTCAAACTGAGTTGGAACCGGCTCAAGTGTAATTGGGTTTAGCATCTTTTTATCCTCCTTTCTTTTTATGTTGGCGGGTTGTTCTGGGAATAGTCTCCGAAGGTTGCCGGATCATGCCAGATCGTAATGCCCTTATTAAAAATATCTTTAAGGTCCTGCATATCATCCTGGGGGATCGGACCGCTGATATATATATCAATAGTTTTGATATAATCCCAGGTCGTGCGGTTTTTGAATGAAACCGGATTAACTTTGTTTATAGCATAACCAAATTTACTGAAAAAATCGTCTAATTTTCTGAACTGCTCTGTTTTAGGCGCGTATCTCACAAGATATACACCGCTTTCAAGAGCGAGGAAATTGACAGCCGGTACAGCATAGCCGCTCAGAGTGTCAGGCTCCAGAGAAGCATTTTTCTTTTGGACCTGTAAAGCGGTCATGCTAAGATTATCATCAATGTATGATTTTGAAGCGCCTATGACAGCAGCACTCGCAGCATCACCATTACCGAAGAAAGCACCGACCGCAGAGCGAGCGCCTGACAGAGCTGCATTTCCGATCATTGTATTTTGAATTTCAGCCATTTTATGATTTATGCTGTTTTCGTAAGTCGATGTTCTGACCGATATACCCGGATAGCCTTTAAAAGATATAATCGTATGCGGTATATCTCTAAGAGCAACAAATGCAGTTGGTGAAGCTCCCCACCAACATTCTGAATAAATATCAAAAGTGTTTTTATGGAGCTCCATTACTGTCAGATCATAGGCGTTATCACCTATGACCTTGCCGAAGCAGTAATTATAGCATTTGTTGTTTTTAGGTGTGAACGGAGCATCAACAAAAGTCTCGGTTGTTACCGTACCCTGAGTTACTGTTGCATCTGAGCTGCTGCCTGATACTCCTATATCATCAATCAGGTCCATTTCTCCGGCATTTTCTAAGAGCGCGAGATCAGCTGTAAATATGGTATCATAAATACTATCATATACTTTGCCATACTGCATGGTAAGAGCACCAGAGTTAAAGCCAACTCTGCTAACTCCGGTAATGCTTGAGGGCTGTTTACTAAAATAGAGGATAGGACATTGATGCAGCTGAGTGCAAAGCCCGGTAACTCCTAAAATTTTTTTTGATACAGGATAGGCTTTCACACTGATAGGCTCCGGCTCGCAGAACTCACCCGGTCCGTCTGTTTTTGTTGTTTGGCGTTCAATAAACGATGTACCGAAAACTGCCTCGAACATCCACGTTTGAAATACATCTGTTTTCAGATAGATATTAGTGCAGTTCGGGTTGACATATTCCATGTGATCTACGAAGCAATAGAACCACTTCGAGCCGAAGTTAGCGTTCTGGTACATAACATAATTGCAGTCGTAGAGCTCGTCAAACTCTGCCGGCACTCTGAGCACGCTGTCTTTTCTTTGGTATGTAAAAGATGTATAGCTCTTCTTTATGTTGTTACTAAAGTATAGATGCTGAGCTGCCTGACTTGCAAAGTCAAGCTGATTTTTCTGATCTTTCTCAAGCGGTACACTGCATAAGTAAACCGCTGTCGTTGGTGTAAATGGCATAATAATCACCCTCTCCTCAACATTAGTTGCAACTGTTGCAACATTAGTTGCAATAATTGCAACATCTCTTTACAACGATAGCCTATACAGCAGGTATAGGCTATCGAAAAAGGAGTATAAAAGAATATGAAAAAGTGTGTTGCTATTAGGTTTCAGGCTCGAGCGTGAGACCGCTGAGGCTGTAAAGCCAGGTCTGAGAAATGCCATCCTTGAAAGCCTTGATGATAAGCTGCTGTGCATCCTTGTCAGTGATCTTGACAGATGCGGTGTGTGTATCATCATCCTTGATCTCTACAAGGTCGCTGCCCTGGCTGTCAGTCAGCCCAACGAGAACACTATCATAAGCAGTCCAGTCCGCAGCGTTATACTGGAGAGCGAGGAAGTTACCAGCGCCCCATACCTCTGTGATAGCATTAGGACCTGCGAGCCATTTTGAAGTGCCGGTTACACCGCTGCCGCTGATAGCGAGATCTGCGCCCTGGATATCGGAAACACTTACCTCAAAGATGCTGCCGGCCTGTGCCATAGGAGCAACGGAAACAGTGGGCACGCTATTTGATACAAATGCAACTGCATTATTAAGTGGCGATGTGGAGTAAGTCTGCCATACATGGAGGTAATAGTTTGTGCTGAGGTTGCTGCTGTTGCGGAAATCTTCGACTGTAAAGAGCTTGTCGATGATTACAGGATAATCGAAATCGCACATTACAGCATAGATGTTATCAGCTCCCTCGAGATTACCGAAGTCAGGAACAATGATCACGCGGCCCATAAGGTCAGCGCTATTGATGTTAAATGCTCTTGCAAGTACCTCAACATCTATCTCAGATGTAATATCAGCTCTGATAAACATCATGATACGGTCTTTGTCGCTCCATGATGTGTAAGATGCACCGGATCCACCAGCGCGAGCCCATGAGTTGTAAGTAGTATTCGGGAAAAGGAATGTATTGAAAGCTGTACGAGCTGCCTTTACAAATGCCTTAGCAGTTCCCTCGTTCTCCGGCTTAGATACCGGAATAGTTGCCATTGAACCGTCAACAACACCGGATGCGATGAGCTTTTTAGTGTACTCAAATTCATCAATATAATTTCCGTTGTAAAGTGACTGTACGATCTCATCAGTAAGGCGGTCAAAACCGTCCCAGGTTGTAAAGCCTGCGCGGAGCACTGCATACTGGATTGTACAGTCATAACGGTCCTGTCTGTTCATTCTGTGATATGCTACCTTTACATCGGGGGTAGTCTGAGCCAGGAGGTCAGCGCTCTTTGCATCAAATGCCTTTGCGATTGCCGGATTTACTCCGATTTCTTCCTCATCGTAGCCGAGGGGTGAACCCTCACGTTTGAGCATCGCAAGAGGATTTTTAAAACGTCTTGCCTTGATGATCGGCAGTGCGATTTTGTTCACAAGAAGTGAAAGAAACTCGTTTCTTACAGACTGATAAGAAACTATCGGGTTTCCTACGTCCTGGAGATTGGAAGCTGTTGCGATCGGCACGACTTCGCGATAGTTATCGCTTGCAGCTTCGCGGATGCCGTTTAAGAGCTTCACGTTAGTTTCAACTTTTGCCATAGTATCACTATCCTTTCTTAGGTTTAAGGTCTTGAATTGTAGGGATTTATATTAACTCGCCTTTTTCATTGAAAAGCGTGTTAAAATCAAATGGTTTATCACGGTCTTCCGGAGTTTTCTGCTGCTCGGTCTGTTTTATGATCTCGCCGGACTTTAAAAACAAACTCATATTTGCAGCTTGCAGGCTCTCGTTTTTGCTCTTAAGCTCTTCGGCCTGCTTTTCAGCGGTCTCGGCTCTTGTGACTTCATACTGGAAAGCCTCGCGGAGCTCTGCCAGGCTCTCGGAGATCTTGCCGTTGTCCGGTGTCTCCGCTCCCATTTCAGCGATCAGCTCAGCGGACTTAGTGTTATATTCTTCTCTTGTCATTGTGTTACGCTCCCTTTAAGTTATTGTGTTATCTCGGCTTCCTGGGCTTCGGCTTTTTCTTACCGCCGCATGCAGCAGGGCCGGCCATAACCGCATTAAGTTTAAGCATTTTGTTCACCTGCCTTTAATTTTAGTTACACTCTACTTAATTATATCATAATTTAAGTAGTTTGTCAATATGTGCAAAAAAACACTTGCAAAATATGCAGGAGTTTTATTGCAAAATTTGCAAATGTTCTTGACAATTATATTATTATATGCTATAATAATTATAGTAAAGGAAAGGGCAGCAGCCCGAAACACAAAGGATATAACGGAGGTTGATTTTTATGACAAAAACTAAAATGACCTACACAAAAGCACAGATCAGACGAGCAGAGAAAAAGGGGATCCCAGTTGAAGATCTTTACCCGGTTGATCCCTGGGGAGTGCTTGAACTCTTCGAGGACCTTATGACTGAGGCTGATGAGATCGTGAAGAAGTACAAAAAGGAGGGCTGAACAATGACAGATTATAAAAACGGCTTTGAAGAGTGCAGCGAAGCAAAAGCAATGTTCCTGGAAGATGCAGCGGCAGAGCTCGATGATAGAGCTGCATTTGTCCGGAACTGCGGCAGGCTTGCAGCTCAGACACGCGAGGGAGTAAAGAGCATTGAGCTCATTCCCGGCATAGATCACGAGAACGAATATGCTGAAATAACATATAAAAACGATTATAAAAAGCTCGTTAATATCGAATGTTGCAGCTATACAGCTATTGTCCGGGAGATATTCAGGCATCTTTCTTAAAGCGCCAGCGGTCCGCTTAACGGCCGCCCCAGACCGTCAAAGGTCAAGCAGCTTTCTTTGTTTCTATTATAATATAAAGGTGGTGATACAAATTGAATACCTTTTACACGGCGTTCAGCGTGCTCAAGCGCTATGTCGAAGAAGTGCAGGAGCTTACAATTGTAAACTTCACAGCCACGCAGCTTAATAAACGCTGCATTATCTGGGTTGAGGATAACGACCAGGGGATTACTCACTTCATTTGTGAGAAACACAGCCCGACACAGTTCATTATCTACGGCTATGATAATGAGTACACGCAGGTTGTGCAGACCTCTTACGATTACGCGGATGTAAACACGCCGCCGCTTGCAAGGATCCTGGAAGATGAAGAACCCGAACCTTAAAAAACAAACCTATCAAAAAAGAACCGATAAGAAACGAATAGAAAAGCTGCTCAAATGGTATGGTGTAGACCTTAACACACTAAATATCAAAGAAAAGGAAGTAAATAAAAAATGAACGAATTTGCACTTACAACAACTCCGGAAGAGCAGACAGCTCCGCTTACAGTCATTAACGATGATGAAGGCATCAACTTTGTTGTTGACCTTACAAGCCGCCAGACTTCTTACTGCTCAATGGTAGCTGAAACTGTTGAGGAAAAGGCTAAGCTTTACAACGCAACAAACAGCACGGAATACCGCATCAAGGATCATATAAACGAGGTCCTTGAGGTCAAGGATGTTTTTGTTGAGGTTGTAAAGTGTACGAACCAGGAGACCGGAGAGGTCAGCACCTGCCCGCGTACAGTTCTTATTGATGTAAACGGCAACGGCTATCAGGCTGTAAGCCTCGGTATTTTCTCAGCCCTCAAAAAGCTCTTCAATATCTTTGGCGAGCCCAGGGACTGGGAAACTCCTCTTAAACTCAAAATCAGACAGATCAGTCACGGCACAAGAAACATACTTACTTTTGACATAGTTTCATAAGTCAAAATCATTCGTATAACATTCAAAATCATTCGTAATTCATAATAGTGAAATGAAAAGATAAGTTTACGGCGGCGGCGCCTGCCGCTGCCGATTTTTTTAAAAGGATATGATAGTAAATGGAAATGTTCATAGGTTGTATTATTGGAATGGCTACGGCTATGTTCTGCGGCCTGATAAACACAATAGGAGAGGATAATAATGACAAGAGGCGCGGCGATAGAATACGAACTGAGGAAATCACCGTACACGGTCACGGAGAACGGAACTAAGTACTTTTTCTCTTCAAAGCTGCACGCGGACAAGTTCCGCGAACGGCTCGAGGAAAAGAGAAATCAGATCAACTATTCTTTATCAAATCGCTTTAATGTGCACATTAAACTTGATATAATAGCGGATATCATGTTATATGTGAGCATCGAAAAGCGAGGATTTTACATCTTAACGGAGGGAGGTCCGGCAAAATGCCTAAGCAGTATAGCATTAAGTGGAGGAAAACTGACCTTGAGAAAGCCCGAAGAGCAGTAAAGAACTTTAATGCAAAAATTGACTACTGGGCTAAAAAGGATCCTGAAAGCGCTGAATATCTGCCCTCAAAGCTAAATTTCAAGCAGCTGAAAAAAGAGATCAAGACCAGAGAAGATTTTAATAAACGTATGAAAGAGCTGCAAGGCTTCTCGAAAAAAGGCGCTCAGAAAATAGTTTCTATCCCGGGAGCCGAGCCCGGCACTGAGTTTAAGCTGACTGCCTGGGAATTAAAAAACGCTCAGCGGCGTTTCAGAAAAATCAATGAAATGCGTAAAAAAGAAGCTGAAATGGTAGAAGCGAGCATAAAAAAACGTAACGGCTCGCAGTTTCAGACAGCCAAAACAAAGGCAGCGAAACAGCGCGGACTTCCCGAGGAATTCAAAAAGCCAAAGGATCGCCAGGAGTGGGAGAATTTTCTGAAACGCCTGAGACAAAGCCGGTGGAGATCAGAGACCGGCATGCTCAACGTTTACAAAGAGCGGCTAAACATTGCTATTGATAACGGCGGTTACACTGATGAAATGCGAAAAGATCTCTATGATCTCATCCGCAAAGTAAGCTATCAGCGATGTATGGAGCTCTATTACAGCGGCGAAGAGGCCCTTGATCCGTACTGGGTATACTATGATCCAACACCGGTTGAGAGAAAATACCGCACAATAAAAAAGATACTGCTCAAGGAGATTGGCAACGTTGATTTTATAATAGAGGCAATACGCAAATCAAATCTGAGTGAGGGGCAAAAGCAGCGCATTATTACGGCAGTAAGGGCAAATGCTCAGGAGGTATTAAACGAATACCTGAATAATATGGAAACTTCCGTATTTGATCCGGAGTATATTCAAAGTAATGATATATCGGCAGATATCAAGTATGCTCAGCTCTGTCAGGCTCTCGGTCTTGAGGAAGATTAACAACAACATATAAAGGATATTGATAAAAGTGAGATATGCAGCAGACTTTGAAACAACAACGACCGCACCGGCTTCGGTCTGGGCGTGGGCTTTGTGCCTGATCGGTGATGATAAAATCAGGTATGGCACAGATATTGATAGTTTTATGGCCGAGTGCCTTAAACTCCAGAACCCTACAATTTATTTTCACAATGCAAAATTTGACGGCAGCTTTATATTTTACTGGCTCCTTACACACGGCTACGAACTCACCGACAAATACCAGGAAGCCGGAGAGACTGAGAGCGGATATAAAAAAGTTGCTAAGCCTAAGGCTAATACTTTCAGGGCGTTAATCACCGGCAAATGCGAAGTGTACAGCATAGAGATCTACATGCAAAAGGGCAAAAATATTCATAAGGTCACTATCTGGGATAGTATCAAAATTTTTCGTATGAGCCTTGAGCAGCTTGCAGAGTGCTTTGATCTTCCGCTGCGTAAGGGTAAGATAGACTATAAGCGGCATGATACACCCTGCGAGGTAACACCCGAGGAATGGGATTACCTTTTTAAAGATGTTGCTATTCTGTCGCAGGCGCTGCTCAGAGCATTAAAAGCAGGCTTCGACCGTATGACTATCGGATCATGTGCATTGAATGATTACAAAAAACTGATAGGTGAACGGCGCTTTAACTACCTCTTCCCGGTCCTCGAGCTTGATGAGGATGCAGAGATACGCAAGGCGTTTAAAGGTGCCTTTGTATTCCTTAACCCGGAATTTAAAAACAAAGAGATCGGCCGCGGCATTGACCTTGACACAAACGGCCTGTATTCCTACATCTTAGCGACTAAGATATTACCCTATGGTGAACCGCTGAAATTCACCGGCAAATACCAGGCAAATGAACAATATCCGCTTTGGATCCAGTCGTTTCGATGCTCGTTTAGGCTCAAACCCGGAAAGCTGCCGACAATTCAGCAGCGCTTTGATCCGGCTTTTATGCGAACTGAGTACCTCACAAGTTCATACTCCGAGATCACAGATTCTTATGAGCTCATTGACCTCTGCATGACTAACATTGATATGATCTTATTTTTCGAGCACTACGAGGTCAGTGATATACAGTGGATCGGCGGCTACATGTTCAAGGCAGATTCAAAGCTGTTTACCGATTGGATATCAAAATGGGATTTTGTCAAGACAAATGCAGCTCAGGATAACAACCCAGCGCTCAGATTCCTTGCAAAGCTCATTGTAAATAACATTTATGGGAAATTTGCGCAGAACCCAAATATCACAAACCGTTACCCTGCATTAGACCATGAGGGCCGCGTTTCCTTTTATCCTGTTATGGTCCCAAAGCTCGATGATGAGGGGCAGCCGGTCATAGGTCCGAACGGTGAGCCGGAACTGACCGACAGGCTGACAATTGAGCCGGTCTATGTGCCGGTAGGTGTATTTATTACCGCTTACGGCAGGCTTCACACTATAAGAGCAGCACAGCTGATGCACGACAAGCACCGCTTTATATACTCAGATACTGATAGCCTGCATTTACTTCACGGTGAGATCCCGGATGACCTCCCGGTCTCACGCTTTGAAATAGGTAAGTGGAAGGTCGAAGCGGAGTTTTATAAAGCTCGTTACCTCTGCCCGAAGCGGTACGTTTTAGCGCAGCCGCTTCCGGACTTGCGAGCTCCGAAAATCCCGGCGCTCAGACTTGCGCGATTCGCAAGTTTACCGGTAGCCAGGCAGAGCGGCAGGAAGTACCGGCGCGAGAACCTAAAGATAGTATGTGCATCAATGCCCGATGCATGCCGCGGACAGGTCACTTTTGAAAATTTCAAATATGGCAAGCGATACAGCGGCAGGCTTGAGCCGGTAGCAGTTCCAGGCGGTACGATCTTCCGTGAAACGGCATTTGTATTAAATGATCCTAACCGCAATAAGACAAAGAGGGGGTGATAAAATGTATCTCAGAGACAAAGCAGCATATATCGAGTATAAACTATTTGTTATAATGCCGGGGCATTTAACTATAGGTTTAACGGTCGATGATATCCTTAATAATGCAAGTCCTGAATTTATTGATTTTATCTATCATAAACTCAGGGAAAGCGAAGAAACAGCGCAGCGTGAATATTTGCATAAAACCACTTGACAGCGCTGAAAAATAATGATAAAATGTAATCATAAAGGGCCATTTCGTTTAATGCAGCTGTTAATAGCTGCCGCGTTGTAAAGGTGGAGAGCCTGCGGCAGTTATATTTGTGGTTACGCTCAGCAGTTCAACGGAATGGTTTCTTTTTTTTAGGAGTGATAAAATGCAATATAAATACTGCCCGAATTGCGGCAGCTCGATGCTATTAAAGGAGGTAAGCGAAAATGGATGAAAATTTATTGCACATGATAATTGCTGATATTGCACGCGGAGCAATAAATATTCATAAGATAAATAAAAGTGATTTATTATCTTATAATAAGAAAATTGATGATCTTGCAGAAAATATCTTTAAATGTGCAGCACTATTGCACGATGAATTTTTTCCAAATTGTGAAGAGGGTGTAAACGATGCCGAAGCTCAGGACAGCTGAGGACCTTATACAGTATATCTCTGTATATCTCGACACTGAAACGCTTAACAAGGTAATCAATGAAAGCAAATACTTACTTCTAAAGGACAAGCTGCCGCCTGAGCAGTGGCGCGAGGTCAAAAAGGTTATTTTCTGGGATATTTCAAGACCGCTTAGCTATCAGGCGCTTTTCAATTTTATTGTAGGTAACCGCGGAGGCGGTAAGACTTACGGAGCAAAAGAGCACGTTATACGCCGCTTTTTAAAGACCGGCGAGCAGTTTATTTATCTCAGACGGTACAAGGACGAGCAGAGCGATGTCAAAACATGGTTTAACGACATTGCAGAAGAGTTCCCGGATGTAGAATTTAAAGTAAAGGGCAACAAAGAATTTTATATCAACGGCCAGCTCGCAGGTTACGCCCTCGTCCTGAGCACTGCGAAAATCAAGAAGTCGGTGCCATATCCTAAAGTATCAACTATTATCTTTGACGAGTTTATCATTGATAAAGGTGTATACAAGTATCTCCATGATGAGGTCACTTGCTTCCTGGAATTCTATGAAACGATCGCCAGGACGCGAGATGTGCAGGTTTTTTTCCTCTCCAATGCGATAACTATTACAAATCCCTATTTTTTATATTTCAATCTCCGCATGCCGTATAAATCAGATATCAGCTGCAAGGATGATAAGCTCATTCAGCTCGTTGCAAATCCGTTTTTTATCGATATGAAAAAAAATACGCGCTTCGGCCGCCTGATCTCCGGCACTGCCTATGGAGATTATGCCATAGAAAATACTTTCCTCAGGGATGATAAAACATTCATTGAGAAAAAAACCGGCAATTGTACATTTGTTTTCTCAATGATATACAAAGATAACAAGCTGGGCGTGTGGCGGTCATACTCTGACGGAAAGTTCTGGGTATCCTCAGATGTAGAAAATTTTCGTTCAGAGTATGCGCTTACAAAAGCGGATCACTCACCGAATACCATGCTTTTAACTTCCCTCAGGCAGTCAAACGCTTTTAAAATGTTCACTGATGCTTTTCAAAATGGATATTTATTTTTTGAGACTATCAATATTAAAAATATCTGCTTTGAGATTATGAAGATGTATTTTAGGTATTAACTATGGAAAGACTAACAAGCAGCAAGGTCGCTGAAAATCTCCGGCATAACATCGCCGGGCTCAGAGCGGCAGGGATTGAACCCGATATTGAATATATCCGTTATGTACGGCTCGCTGAGCTCGAGGAAGCCGAGGAAAGGCGCGAGCTCTGCGGCCGGGAAAGTGAGGAATATTATGAATGAAATTTTAAAATTGCAAGCCGATTTAATAAAGGAAATGCAAAAAACTCTAAAATTTCTGCAAGAGGAAATGGAAAGCGAAGGAACTGTTACATATAGAGCAGATAAAGCAAGCACAATACTTGTAAGATTAGCTATGACCTTTGAAAAGACACAGCCCAGATATATAACTTTGGAGGGTAAACAAAATGAATGATGAAGAAATAATCAAGGATTTCATTATCACAGGCGAAGCGATTCACATGGCTATCTCAATGGATAACGAAATTGAAGGACTTGAAGCTCCGGATTCGGTAACTGTCTCAGCAACAAGCACTGACGGTAAGATCATCGAAATAACCATAGCTATTAAGGACGGTGAGCAGAATGAAAATAATTAAACAAGGTGAGAAAACTACAAAGCGTAGTACAAGAAAATCATTCAGATGCACTTGCTGCAATTGTGAGTTCACAGCGGATCCAAAAGAATGTGTGCAGCTCCGCACTCCAATTAAACCTAATGTATATTCCTGGTGTCCCAACTGCGGTTCTCAGGTGTGGGAAAAGGATGGTGAGCAGAATGGCTGAGTTCAAAACAAAAATACTTGACAACTGGATCCAACTAAAATGTACACAGTGTAAGTACTTCAAAAAACGTGAGGGAAAACAAAGATTAGACCGATGTACAAATAAAGAAGTCACAACAGGTAAGTACAGTAAAGAAACTCTTAGTGGTTTATATTACTGCTCTGAATACGAACCAAAGGACGGTGATACAAATGACTGAATTTGAGAAAGGCTATGAACAAGGCTATAAAGACGGAATGGCAGGCGCGGCATTGCCAAACGTCAACGACAACGGCGACAAGATAGATGGTTACAGCTATGCGTACAAGACAGACAGCAACGGAGAGCCGTATATCCATATAGACAGCGTGAGAAGTATGCTGAAAAAAAGCCGCAGACGTACAGCCTGTAAGCGGTAGGAATAGCTGTATTAGCTTTATTTATACATTTAGCAGCGTGGAGTAGGCTTTGCGATAGAGTAACACGGCTTGAAGCTCTACTAAAACTACTTGAAAATGAAATTAAGTTGATACACGAAAAGGACGGTGATGCAGAATGATATTAATGATAAATGATAGATTTTACAACGAACAAGAGATACGGCAGCTCATCCAGAGTCAGGCTGAGCAGATCAGGGAGCTTAAAGAAGCAAAGCGACTTCTGAAAGTGGCGGTTGGCGATTTAAGACTTGCGAAGAAATGCCAATGCTGTAAACATCAAATAACAGGGTATGCAGATATATGTTATGGATGCCATTTTAATACAAATAAATGGGAATGGCGTTACACTGACGAATTTAAAAAGCTGATAGGAGATGAATCAAGTGGGATATAAACCATATAGTGATATTTATCTTATGACTCTGACAAAGGTGGAGGTTATAGAATTGCTAAGAGTTGCAGAGCACAACTTCTTTGCAATGGAAGAAGCTCTGAATAATTCTGCAAAGGCAGGAATGGAGACAGCTGAGAAGTTTGAAGAAGCAAAGCGACTTCTGAAAGCGGCGGTTGATGACGTTAGATATTGTATGCGCTCTTATGATCCGTGCGAAGTATGTGCTCTTTTGGAAGAAAATGGCGAATGTGCTGCCGCAGATGATAACGATTGCAGCGAAAAATATAAATGGCGTTACGAAGCCGAAGCGCGAGCTCTGATTGGCGAGAACGGTGATACAAATTACTCTTGACAAACTCAAAATGATGTGATATAATTGGAAATATCACAGAGCTGTAATGTTTTAAACCGGAAT